CTCCCCGGTAGTAGGATTTTCACTCGCAAATCCAGTTCTGACGACGCTTTACACTTAGTCAGCGCTTTCGCGCTCTACTGATACGCCCGAATCCTATCATTTACGAAGCCTTCATTGCCCATGCGACCTGAACATGATATGGCAATGATTTATAAGCCGCACTGCCTTCACCGATTATTCGGTCGTGAAGCCCTGTATCCCTCAGGAACCTCTCAATGTCAAAAGCCCTGGACATCCCAGCTCTATATCCTAGAACATAGGAATAGAACACAAGTTCAGGAGTCAACTCCTCAACTTTGTCATACGGACGCCAACGCTCCGGGAAGAGCATCTTTGAGATAAGAACATTGGGATGACGGTAAGGACCATCATGATCCCAGAATCTGGACAGGAACTCAGGTGCCTCAAAATGAGTACCAGATTTAGTCTTATCCGCATTCACATGCACGCCAAAATTGTATTCAATATATGAGGCGATAGTAGCTATATCCAACTTATCACCATAGTAATAAATTAGATTATCGTCACCCATAATCATATACTTGGCGTCAACCGAGTACTTCCCAAGCCATTGTTCGGTGATCAATTCATTACAAATGCCATTGATGATAGCAGTCAATCCACTTCCAGAAGGATTACCCTTATCTACGTGGACAACGTCATCACCAAGAATGACATTCTTATGAATAAAATCAGTCTCAATGACTTCCAACAGTTTGCTCTGATCTCCAGTCAAGAATGAAAAGGCGCTTCTCAATACCTGGAAGGCATCGTGGATTAACCACGCAGGGATTGAGGAATCATACTTAGAATAATCTAAGCTGACCCAATTGTCATGTCTCCTCCTGTTTAACGAAGACCACTTCCAAATCGCGTCATCATCCTTACCAATAGCAGTGTATTGGTAGAACTTCAGCCAGCTGTTGAGTGGACGTGAAAACATCATCTCACTTATGACGGTCCAAACATCCACGGCCCAAACTGGTCTCGTCTTCCTTTTGAATTTACCTGTAAATTCACCAGTTTCCGAGATTTCACCTGAAGCCTGACTGCGCCAGAACCACACCATGGGAGAGTTGAACGAACCCTCCTTCAGTGCGCTGCCCGACTTTTCTCGCCAATCCAGCAGTAACTGGTCTTTAGGCAAATCACACTTATGGGTCACTCCATCAATGATAGAGGTCCAGCCCGTGCTAGTGTGCAAATCCTTGACCAAGTCATAGATTTCGTCATCGGTCTGGAAATCCATGGCCTTTAGTTTAGCTGACGAATATCTCGCCAACACACGGGACTTTCCGAGCTGATACTCCTTTCTCCACCTTCCATCAGGAACGTCATCCTTTTGGAACTCAGATAAGGTACCAACCATACCGTCGTAACTTTTAAAACTACGACAGAAAGATCCTTCGCCATCCCTCAAATTATTGAGGTACGCTCGGACGCTTTGGACCTGGTCGGGGTCCTTAGCATAGCGAAGCATCACGTTCAGTATCCGATCATCGAATACTACATCGCGCGAATCCTTCATCAGGCTTGAGCGATACCGCTTCAGCCGGTTGTTTGACTGTGAATCGCAGCATAAATTTTGGAGATCTGATTCTTTTACGGCTTCCACTACTACAAGCCCTCCTTTCCGAAGATTCTGTCTCCAGCGTAATGTTGACTGGCTGGCGCGTCAACGACTTCCATGTTGCTTACCACTCCTTCCGGCAATGCCGAACCAGGATACAGAGCCCTGGCTTCTCCGACTCCTCAGCAACTCGGGGAGTTGATCCAGAGTGTGACGTTAACTCCATG